CCAGACTTAATGGTAGCTGATCCTATTTGGAAATGGCAACAGTCGGATCCAGGCAAGTTTGTCATGGAGCACTGTATACCAGAAAGTCCTACTTGGCATAGACATGTGGACCCAATGACTTACGGTCACATCTATTTGATTGTAGCAGAAATGCCAGTCAAAAAATTATCAGAATATTATCTTAAATGGGGCAAACCAGAATGAAAATTATGATACACAACAATCAATTGGACGTTCGCGGGTCAACCGTAGCGGCTATTGATTATGCCAAATACACACAGGATCTACTGGGACACGAAGTAGTGTTCAGTTATGATTTGACCAATCCTCATACTAATGCAGACATGCGTGAAAGAATTGGTAAGCAGTTTCGTTTGATTGGACATAACGGATTTACTGATTTAGAAAAGATCATTGACCAAGAAAAAGTAGACTTTGCTTATTTTCTAAGAGGTGGTGGTTTAGAATTTGTTCCTACAAATTGTCGAACTGGCGTACATGCCATTTTCCAACACTATGCTCCGCATGGTGATAGGTATGCGTATGTCAGCGAGTGGTTAAGCCAAAAAATGAATCCAGGAACTCCTTGGGTGCCTCACATGGCCAACTTGCCCGAACCCACTGGCACTTTTAGAGAACAGCTAGGCATTGCCAAAGACAAGTTTATTTTTGGTAGGATTGGTGCCAAGGAAACTTTTAACTTGGGATTTGTATATCAAGACATTATGCGATTGCTAAATCAAAGCAATGATTATGTTTTCTTATTTGTAGGTACTAACAAATGGATTGATCATCCCAATGTTATTTTCTATCCAGAAGTGCAGGACCCACAAGTAAAAAGCAATTTGATCAATACATGGGACGCTATGATACACGCTAGACTTGAAGGTGAGAGTTTTGGAGTGGCAGTATTAGAAGCGTTAAGTTTAGGCAAGCCCGTCATGTCTTGGGAAGGCGGCTATGATTTGAATCATACGCTGATGCTCAAAGACTCTGAATTGATGTATAATCAAAATAATTTCTTTGACAAGATGCTTAATATACGTTATACTATGGGTAAGGAAGATTGGTCGCAGAGAGCGGCACAATTTAGACCTGGCCCAGTAATGCAAAAGTTTAATGATGTATTCCTAAAGGATTGACATGGATGTAACTAGAGTTGGTGACAAGTGTATTGTCAAACAAGAAAAAAGCTCAAAGACTGTCGAAGCTGAAGTTCTTAGTTTTAATGAAAAGAGAAATTTAACTGTAGTGTTAAATAAATCAGTTAAGCTCATGATGACTTGGAACGGCAGAATGTATGAAGGTCGAATGGCCGGGATTGATTTTATAACTGATGGGCCATCAGTAATTAAAACAAAAACAGGTGTTAGAGGATAATATGAACCCGTTTAGAGATCAAGAAAAATTTATGAAGGCTTGCGATCAAAGTGTTGGCACTTTTGACCCGGGTCAATATGACATGTACCTCAATTTGATTGAAGAAGAATTTAAAGAACTTCAAGAAGCAAGAGCTATGAATAACGATGTTGAAGAACTAGATGCACTTATTGACATTCTAGTTGTCACCATCGGTGCTATTCACAGTGCAGGATTTGATGCCGAAGGTGCATGGAAAGAAGTTATGCGTAGTAATTTTGCCAAGATTGACAAAGATACTGGCAAAGTACGTAAGCGTGAAGATGGCAAGGTGTTGAAGCCAATTGGATGGACTCCTCCTAATTTGGCAGAATTTATTTAGAAATGTATAAATTGCGATATTGGTCAACTGGAGAACATTTGAGATCGAGGGTATTTGCTACATTGAGTGAAGCAATACGATTTTCAGTATACGGTAAAATTCCTTACGGAAGTTTTTATGGAATAGACAAGGTGGAATAATGAGATCACATTATTGGACAATTGGAAAATTTGCAGATTGGTTGCGTGGCACACCTAAGCTCAAGTGTGGCACAAGCGAAGAATGGAACGACTGGGAAGACAAGGCTAAGGCCGCACATCCTGTTCGTTGGTGGATTGCTGAAGAAGGATTGGACCATCTTCAGAAGTTTGTTTACTACGTTCCGGATAAATTAAATGATGTTAGATATTATATTAATAATCGTTGGGTTAGCCGCAGTCATAGTCTTACTGCTCATGCTCGTGATATTCGTCCTGGCGACTGGTGCGATGTTGGGAATCGATTCCTGCCATGCCTGTTTAATGAGCTTCAAGACTTTGTTGAAATAGAACAAGCGTGGCATCATTGCATCTGGAGTGACGAAGCTAGGACCAAGTTCAATGTACCTTGGTATCGTAAGGGTTGGTTGCGTTGGCGTACTTGGCGTTGCCCAGAAGCTGGTCTAGAATATCTACGTTGGGCAGAAACATTGACTAACAAAGAGTTCATCGAAGAAGGTGAAAAAGAAGAACCAACTTATCAAGCTAAAGCCGCTAAAGAAATTATTGAGCTTTACACTTGGTGGACTACTGTATATCGTAATCGTCCAGATCCAATGGATGCCAGTGGGTGGACTGCTTACTGCGAAGCGGCACGTGAAGCCAATGGTGGCCGACTAAATTTCAGCTCAGACAAGACTCCTGAACTTCGTAAGATGAGTGATAAGGCTCATAAACTACTTCGTAAAATTGAAGCGGCTTACGAAAAAGAAGATGAACAAATGATGATTCGTTTGATCAAAATCCGTCAATCACTTTGGACTTAATATGAAAGCACAAATTCCAGCTGAAGGCATCTACAAACATAGAGAGTGGGGCGACTCTGTCATGTACAGCGTTGCCTGTGAATGTACTGATCCTAATCACCAACATGATGTTTGGATTGAAGCAGATGATTCTGGAGTTACTGTGACTACGTATACTCAACAAAAGACCAAATGGTGGGAACTTAATCGTTTCAAAATCATTTGGACTTTGTTGACCAAAGGGTATGTAGAGTACGAAGCAAACATTATCATGAGCGAACAACAAGCTCTTAACTATGCAGAAACTTTGAAAAAGGCTATTAAAGATGTCACTAACTTTAAATCCCAAAGAAGCAAGTAGATTTCGACTATGGGTCCAAAATATTTGGATTGAAAATTCAGAAGAGCATTCAAGTCTCGGTGAACTACCGTATTCAATGAATGAATATTTTAACATGTACAAATGGTGGTTAAAGCGTGAGTACCGATTCCAAACCAAACAGCAGTCCTGAACGTCATACCTTCCAATTAGAAGGGGCTAAAAAACGAGCTGAAGAAGATGGCAAAGAAGTTCCAGAGTTTTATGAAAACTTTTGGAAAACTGCCAAAGAGCAAGATGCGGCTAATCTTGTAGATCCAGAATGGCAAAAAGACAATATGGAGTATGATCTCCGTAGTACCAAATGGATTTGCGATAAAGCCAAGGCCAGTAAACCGTATGCTCAAAACTTATATGCGGCCATGTGCAATATGCAGTTTATGAAATTAGACACAATGCCAATTTTGAAAAATCAGCGGTGGAGTGCCAGTTGGAGACATGCTGGAGGCATTGTTGCTGACATGTTGGAAAAAGGCGACTACATTGATTGGTATTGTAGTGGTATAAATCCAAGCTATGATGAAGCCGATGCTATACCTGGGTTCGTACCCGAAGGTGTAGTTACAGATGAAATACGAGAAGATTTGAAAAAACTGGGCTGGATTGCTGTAGAGTGGGACGATGATGACGATGACTAAGGGCGTTTATAGCCCCTACAGTAGGCTGAAAATCCCCAGTTAAGCGTAGAGACCCGGACAAATTCTAGGGGCTTGTAGGGGCTTGTAGGGCGTCAAAGTTATCCACAATTATCTGTTCAAAATTCGCTTGACTTCCTATTCAAATGATAGTATAATAACTACATTGCTTAAACACAATCAAGGAGCACACAATGGCTACAGTTGCAGGGGTTAAAATTAAACCCAAAACTAAACGAATCACTTCCCAAAGTATTAGAGAAAACGCCCGCAAGGATCACAGTCCCAAGTGGGATGATGTTGAAGGCTTGACTGGCGAACAGTTTGGCTCCAAATACCGTTCTGCAATGAACTGGTATCGTTTGGAAAGTTCTGCAAAGGACCTTAAGCCAAAAGTTATCGACTGGATGGGTCGTGCAGGCAAGGACAAGGCAGACATTACTGCATTTAAGAAAACACAAGATTGGCGTTGCAATTTGACCATGGGCTCAATTGCCGCATGTCTAATCAAAGGTATGCCAGACAATCATACAGATTGGAACAATGGTCGTAGCTTCAGCGAATACTTAACAAAAAGTATTAATGATGTTATCGAGGCTGGCAAATATGATATTGAAAAAGTAGAAGAAGTCAAAGCTGTCAAGGCAGTGGCTCCCGTTGTTACTATTCAAGATCGTTTGAAAGATGCCTCTGGTGACATGAGTGAAGAAATTGACTATGCCATCGACAGCTGGATTACAGATCCAGATGCATTTGATCCCAAAGCATTTAAAATGACTAATTTGTTGCGTGGTAAAGGTGCCAAAGCCGCACACGCCCGTTTTATCAAGGCTTACTTTAAGCGTGGTCATGAAGAATTGCTTGAGTTGGCCAGTGGAAATGCTGACGAACAGTTGCGTGAAGCCTACAGTCATGTGGCACGTAAGAATGTTAAAAAGCTGATTGAGTTTTACGACAGCATTATGGTTGCTTGTGATCAAATTGCCGCAGAAGCAAAACTGACTAAGAAGCCACGTGCTAAGAAAATTGTGCCAGCTGAGAAGTTAGTTGCCAAAGTTAAGTTCAAGACTGGTGACGACAAATTGGGAATTACCAGTGTGCCGCCAGCACAAATTGTTGGTGCTCAAGGTTTGGTAATTTACAATACTAAGACACGTAAGATTGGTGTTTACACCAGTCTTAACAGTTCAGGTCTTGCTATCAAAGGCACTACTATTACTAACTTTACAGAGAAAAGTTTCCAAAAGACTTTGCGTAAACCCGATGTTCAACTCAAAGAGTTCAAAGAACAAAATACGCAAAAGCGTGTCGAGACTTGGTTCAGTAAAATTAAGAGTACAGAGACTATTATGAATGGTCGGTTGAATGAAGAAATTGTGTTGTTGAAGGTGTTTAAATGATCAAAGGTACTTGCCCAGTTTGTAACGGGTTAAAAAGAGTTCCTGCAGGCGACAGCAAATACAAAAGTGTTATCGCAGGCTACGACAAAGAAACTGATACTGTTGAATGTCGTAACTGTGGTGGCCAGTATATGTTTGGTCGTCCAACTGGGGAAGTTAGATTAAACAAAGAAGATGTACCATGTACTCATGTGTACCAAAGTAAAACAGTGGGACGGTGTTTGACAGAGTATACTTGTATACACTGTGATGAACGTTTTGAAATTGATTCAGGAGATTGATTATGGCTGGGTGGAATACAATTGAACGAGTTCGTCGACTTGAAGAACAAATTGACAAGCTAGGTTTTAAGTTTGCCAAAAGTAAACATAGTGATTGGAGTGACGACCACGGTGCTCTGAGTCTTAAGCCAAAAGACCCTAATGCATTGCCAATTTACAGTCGAGATGCTGAACTGTATGTAGGTAGCATAGAAGGATTGGAAACTTGGCTACACGGTGTACGCTGGGCTCGTGAATACGATATGATGTTGAAGCTGAGTGACGATGCCAAACGTGCCAAGGCTGAACAAAAGGAACGCAATAAAAACCTAATGCGTACTATCAAAGAAGGTAAACTTGTAACTGGAGATGTAAAGTGATTACAATGAAAGAGTGGATGGAATTGGTTGGCTACAAAATCACCGAAGGTGGTGATTATGGTTGGCAGTGTTATGGACCTAATGCCTATTGTTTGGACAGCTGGAATGGAGTCCATGGCAAGGGAGGATACAGTTTTAGCATTGTGTTCAGCACCAAAACTCAAAAGGTATACGAAGTAAGTGTATGTGACTACACTAATGATCGTGCATACCGTATGGTTGCTGAAGACAAGAAGAAAAAGCATCGTAAAGAAGCTGTGGAACTGGGAGTTGATTTGAATCAAGCCTGGGACGACATTGCCTATATTGATTTGGATGTAGATGACGACTTTATCCAAAAATGTTTGGCTATTCGAGACGGCGAAGATTACGATACTCGAGTTTCCGTTCCAGTTGACTTTTCGGATGAGGAACTGTTACAATACATGAAACTAGCTCATGAACGTGATATCACATTTAATGCGCTAGTTGAAGAAGCGTTGCGATACGCTATTGAAGAAGTTAACGCTGGGCGTCTAACAAAAGAAGATGCTCAGAATTTTGTAGAATCACACAACAAGGACTAATATGAAGATATTTGGACGTACAGGTGGATACTATTTGTTCTGGTGTTCGTTCATTTATCTTGTAACAGGACTTACTTTTGCTGTATACTATAAAGCAGTACCAACAGAAGTGTTGCAGATTATTTGGATCGTTGCACTAGCTCTACCCTTTGCAGTTCCGCCAGTTGGTAGATATTTTAACTTAGATGTAGAATGGGATATAAAAATGTTTGATTGGATGAAAAAAGATAAGACACCTAGCAATGTTGTTCCGTTTCCAGAACAGCCTAAACCAGTTCCGTATGTTGAGCCAGCACCTGAACCAGAGAAGCCTGTGCATACATACTATCGTCTAGGACTGACCAACAACAATCGTGTTAGTTTCCAAATGGGTTACAGCGAAATTACTATGAATGCCGCTGGCATTGACAGTATGATTAAACTGTTAGAATCGTATCGTGACTTGTTAAGTGAGGGTCTCGATGAGCAAGAGTAAGCACAAGCCATATCAATGGATTGATGGTGAAACCGCAGATCGTATCACTAGCCTTAATTTAAAAGACTACCGTGCCTATTTGAAGAAAGAATTGAAGCAGTGGAAAAAGAATCCCAAAAGCGATAGTAACCCAGACGGGTATTGGATGCATCCAGAAGATGTGGGCATTAACATACAGACTATTGCGGCATTGGATTTGATTATCAGCCACTTTCCAGAAACGTCGGATGAGATAAAATGAAACAAGAACTAGATAAGTTGTTGTGCGAGAAGTATCCAAAGATGATGGTCAACCGTAACAAGGACATGAAAGAAACTTGTATGTGTTGGGGTTTTGAATGTGGTGATGGTTGGTTCAATATTTTAGATCAGCTCATGGGCAATATTCAGCATCACATTGATTGGAAACAAAAACAGCATAACTGGGCTATAGAATGGAACAAGGAACACCCCGATGAACTTAGAGAAGTTCCTGAACTGGTACCACAAGTAACATTGGATCAAGTTAAGGAAAAGTTTGGCACATTACGCTTCTACTACACAGGTGGTGATGACTATATCAGCGGTATGGTTACTATGGCAGAAAGCATGAGTGGCTGTACTTGTGAATCGTGCGGTAACCCTGGTGAGCGTAAAGGTGGTGGTTGGATTAAAACTATCTGCGAACCATGCGAGGACAAACGTGCAGAAAAATATAAGCAGTACCAAGAAGAACGTGAACAGGCAAAACTTTTGAAAGAAGGATTTGAAGAATGACCTTGCCCGACGAACGATATCGTGCTATAATGTATGCTAAGAGCTTTTGTGAAGATTTGTTGGATCCTAAGAAAACTCCCAGGGTTTCCAAAGAAATTCGACGTAGAGCACTTGGTGTATTAAGGCATTTTCCAGATGAGTACTATTTAAGTATGTTGGCAGATAGCCGTCCGGATATTATAGAGCGTAAAGGGGAACCATTTGATCCTCTTTATAAAATGGTTAAGGAATACGACTTAGGAAAACAACATGGACAAGAAAACTCGTAATGCTTTATTAGAAGAACTTCATATGGAAGCATGGCGTCACGCTATTGCTGGTCAAAAATTATTGAGTCGTATTAGAGATTTAGAAACATTATTTAAAGCACAAGATAAAAAAAATAATGAAACAGGTATATAGAGAAATTATAATTGCCGTTATATGTTTAGTATTTGGTATTTGGTTAGCAACTATGATGCCACGGCACGGCGTTATGTATAACTGCGATATTGCAGAAATTAGCCCAGACATACCTATTGAAGTAAAGCAGGAATGTCGTAAACTTAGAATGGAAAATAAAGATGAAAATCGGACTTAGTTATAGCCGTTGCATTCGAGACATTGTTGACGGAAAAGTCGACCTTACGGATGTGTTAGTTGTCATTGCTCGTACAGATTTTGATCCTCACAACGATGAGCAATGGGAAGGCATTTGGGCCGGTTATCACGGCTACAGTCCCTGGAGCAATCCTGAGTGGGCTAGTTATGAAGATGCGGACGAAGAAAAGTTTCGAAAAATAAGTATCGAGCTGTATGATACTGGCAGACTGCATCAGCCCCGTCAGTTTGGTGCTCACCCGACCAGAATGCCTTACTACTGGTTAGAAGCAAGTTTGCCAGCTGAGGAACTTGAAAGTAATCCTGCTGTACAACGTGCATGGCAACAATTCCAAATCGTTGCAGGTTTGGCTAAATCTGAAAAAATTTTAAAGGATGATTTTTAATGAAAGAATATATTAACATAATTGAATCAATGGAAGGCATTACTGACGATTGGTTCAATGATGGCTTCCAAGCCTACAAGCGACCTGCTCAAGAAAAGTATGAGATTGCTCAAGCACCAGGAACTATCCAAACACTGGAAGGACCAGTTAAGTATCCAGCAGGGTTTTATATCATGACTGGACCCAAGGGCGAGCAGTATCCTATCAGTCCAGAACGTTTTAAAGAACTTAAAGATGATTTGGGCAATGGTGTATGTACTCCCAAGAAGATCATTAAAATGGCCAAGGTAGCTGATCGCTCCGGAACTGTTGACACCAGCTGGGGTGAAAAGTTACACTATAATCCAGGGGAGGACGTTTTAGTACGTCATGGCCCTAACGACTACGGTGTGGTCAAAAAAGATATTTTTAATCAAACTTACGAAAAGGTTCAATAATGTTAGTACCAATGGTAGTCGAAAAGACCGGACAAGGCGAACGTGCCTTTGATATTTTTAGTCGTTTGCTCAATGAGCGCATTGTGTTCTTAAACGGACCAGTTGATGATGCCAGTGCCAGTTTGGTCATTGCACAGATGTTGCATTTGGAAAGCGCAGACAGCGAGAAAGATATTCACTTTTATATCAACAGTCCTGGCGGTGTTATTACCAGCGGCATGGGCATTTATGATGTAATGCAGTTTGTTAAACCAGATGTGTGTACATATGTTATTGGGCAAGCGTGTAGCATGGGCAGTTTCCTAGCGCAGGCTGGGCATCCTGACAAGCGTTATATGTTGCCATATGCTCGTCATATGATTCACCAACCCAGTGGCGGCGCTCGCGGTATGCAAAGTGACATTGCTATTCAATATCAAGAAATTACCAAGATGAAAACAATGTTGACTGAGTTGTATGTTAAACACAATACAGCAGGCAAGACATATCAAGATTTTGAACGTGATATGGATCGTGATACATTCATGAGTGCTGAAGAAGCACTGGCATATGGCCTGTGTGATAAAATTGTAGAAAAGCGATAAACTCACAATAAAACTCTCCCATAAAAGTAATTAAATATTTTCACTTATGGGAGAATCATTATGGGCAATATTTTAAAACGACATCTAGAAGAACTAAAACATTTAACGGCAGAACGTAAGGCTTGGCTTGTATTAAGCGCATTTATAATTGTGGTTATTAACGTTCTTATTTTTGATAATAGACATCTGGCAAATAATGGCCTGCTGTGGCCGATCGGCGTGGGTGGAATACTACTATGTGTAGTATGGTGGTATTGGGTTATGCGAACAATTCGTCAATTAATAAAGCACAGAGAAGAAGAAACTGTTGTGCTGATTGAAATTGTTGAGTCAGTCAAAGCAATTAGAGAAGATGTAAAATCTCTACCAAAGTAATTGACTTAGTTAAATAGCAGTGTATAATTATACTATGCGGCCTCAGGCATTCATCCCGCAATATAAATTCTGCATGCCATTGTTCATAAAGGAAAACAACAATGGCAAAATTTTACTCAACAAAAACTTACGGTAACGACCGCGGCTTATCATGCTGTTTTAGACAATGGCGTGCCAAACACAGCCACTGCTCGACGCTACATGGTTACTCAATTGGCATCAAGCTGATATTTGAATGCGATACACTAGATGACAAAAACTGGTGTATGGACTTTGGTGGACTTAAAGAATTCAAAGCATGGGCAGACTATATGTTTGACCATACCCTAGTGATTGCTCAAGACGACCCTCATTTAGATTTCTTCCAAAGAATGGCTAATATGGGCAATATTCCAAGTTCTGGTAATGGTGATCAAGGATTTGATACACTAGAACCATATCAGCGTGGCGCACTATGTGATTTGCGTATTGTACCAGGCGTAGGCTGTGAAATGTTTGCCAAAATGGCATACGACAAAATGGCTGAACTTTTGGCTAGTGGCGACATGCGTTATCCAATTAACCCAACCGTAAAAATTAAATCTGTTGAAGTATTTGAGCATGGGGCTAATTCAGCTACGTACGAAGGATAAAATGAAAAAATACAACATACATGATGTGGGAGGAGACATTGTAAAAGATAATGAAACCTACTTACTTAAAGATAACAAGACTTTAAACAACCTAGTGCTGAGTAGCACAAAGTTATATCGAGAGCAAAGTACTCGTGGACATAGACATGCTGGACAGGAAGAGGTATATATCTTTGTACAAGGATCTGGAAAAATGGTAGTTGGCGACGAAACTGACGAACCCTTTGCCGTTTCCTCTGGAGATATCGTGCTAATTCCAGACGGTGCGTTTCATCGTGTAATTAACGATGGTGAACAAAATCTAATATTCAATTGTGTGTTTGATGGGAAGCGGAATCATTAAATATTTGTGGAGGCTTTGGGCCAAAGCATTAGGTGAAAAAACAGGTAGTACAGATAATGAAGCAGATAAAATTGCTTGTATTCGTACTGCCATCGTGTTATCATATATAATAACAAACTGCTTTATTATTGCAGGCGTAATTAGACATTGGAATTAGATGAAGATAGGGTTTAACTGTAGCAGTTTTGATTTGTTGCATGCCGGGCATGTGACAATGCTAAAGATGGAAAAACAACTGTGTGACCATTTAATAGTGGGGTTACAAGTCGATCCTACGATTGATCGTCCAGGTGTTAAAAACAAACCAGTACAAAGTATCTATGAAAGATACGTACAGTTACAGGCCTGCAAGTATGTAGATGAAATTCTAGTGTACAGTACAGAATTTGACTTGCTACAACTATTACAAACACAAACTATTCATATTCGATTTTTAAGTGACGAATATCTTAATAGAGATTTTACCGGTAAGCAATGGTGTATTGACAACGGTATTGAATTACACTATCATAAACGTGATCACATTTACAGTTCCAGTGAGTTAAGAGATAGAACTGTAAAATTAGAAAGCCAAAAAGAAAAAGACAAAGTCATGAGTATTGTCCCACAACACTCACCAGAATTAATTAAAGGACCAGAATGAAAAAAGTATTAGTAACCGGCGGTGCTGGATTTTTAGGATCACATCTTTGTGAACGCCTAGTTAAAGAAGGACATCATGTTCTTTGTGTAGACAACTACTTTACTGGTAGTAAAAAGAATATTGAGCATTTGCTTGATTATAAAAACTTTGAAGTTATTCGTCAGGACATTTGCTTGCCACTATATGTTGAAGTGGATGAAATTTATAACCTAGCTTGCCCAGCAAGTCCGTTCTACTATCAGTGGGATCCTATTCAAACTATGAAGACCAGTGTTATCGGTTCTTATAATTTGTTGGGCTTGGCCAAACGTACTGGTGCTAAAATTCTACAGGCCAGTACTAGTGAAGTTTATGGTGATCCAGCAGTACATCCACAAACTGAAGACTATTGGGGCAATGTAAACCCAATTGGTATCCGTAGTTGCTATGATGAAGGCAAACGTGCCGCAGAAACTTTGTTCATGGATTACTACCGTGTACACAATGTAGATGTTAGAATTATCCGTATTTTTAACACATATGGTCCTAGAATGGCCACACAAGACGGCCGTGTTGTCAGTAACTTTATTGTACAGGCCCTACAAGGTAAAGACATTACAGTGTATGGTAGCGGACAGCAAACTCGCAGTTTCTGCTATGTGGATGACCTAATTGAAGGAATGATTAGATATATGGCATTAGATGTCGATGTATCTACTCCTGGACCAATTAATTTAGGAAACCCAGGCGAATTTACCATGATGGAATTGGCAGAAAAGGTCATCGAATTAACTGGAACAAAAAGCCAAATCTTACAAATGCCTCTACCACAAGATGACCCAAGACAGCGCAAACCCAACATTTCATTTGCCAAAAAAGTTTTAAATTGGGAACCTACTATTGCATTAGAACAAGGTTTACAAAAAACTATCGACTATTTTAAAAATGTAGTGTAATGGAAGACTTCATTAGAACTTGGCCCAACAAGGTTCCCGAGAGCCTTTGCAATCGAGCGATTCAAACTTTTGAAGATATCATTGCCGATCCAAAGTACAGTGAGTCAGTCATGAACAACGCTAAACAATTTAGCGATAGTAATTTAGGTAGAAAAGATCTTGCTATATTTTTAGGTGATGCTGTCTTTGATGAAGCGGATTTATGTAATGAAATAATGGACTATTTACATGGTTCATTACTAGAATACATTGAAGAATTTGGTCAGCTTAGAGCTTCTACATTGAGCAACCGATATGTGATGAAGTTGCAACGCACATTGCCCATGGGCGGCTATCATGTTTGGCATTGTGAAAACAGCTCTCCACCAGAAAACTTTTGCAGAGAATTGGTTTGGATGATTTATCTAAACGACATGCCCGATGGTGAAGCAGAAACCGAATTCCTTTATCAAAGACGCAGGGTTAAACCAACCCGCGGCACTATTGTGTTATGGCCCGCTGGGTCAACACATATACATCGTGGCAACCCTGTATACAGTCAAGCCAAATATATACTGACTGGGTGGTATCACAAAAGTTGACATTGTTTAGGAAATCATGTATAATAGTAACATGACTTCAGCAACTAAATTCGTTCTAAACAATCCAAATCCGGACCCTGTGCTGTCTGTTTCGGCTCCACCAGAAAACAACATTACTTTCCACTCTGGAAAAAGTGAAATTCTCAAAGTTTCCGAAGACGGCTTTTATGTACGTGGTAAAAAAGTACCCGTAGATGAAAACGAATCAATTGCTGTATACAAGGCTTTCAAAGCATTTTTAGTTGAACACGCACTTACAAGGAATTACTAATATGAGTTTTAGAGATTGGTATATCAATAATCAAGACGAAATTACTTGGTTTATTATTGGCTGGGTGAGTATGTCATGCCTTGATAATTTAGTTAGAGGTAGTTACGGTTGGGCCGCAATTGATGCCGCTATTGCGTATCTCAACTACAGAATGTATAATGTACGACTATGACTACATGGACAGTAACAGTTGAAGAAGCAGAAGATGGCAGTGGCGATTTGGTATTGCCGCTACCACAAGACTTGCTAGACTTGCAAGGTTGGGTCGAGGGTGACACTTTAGAGTGGATTGACAACAAGGATGGCTCTTGGAGCATCCAGAAAGTTAAAGATGAAAAAGATATACTATGAAAAAGTGGGTCGTAAATATGTTCCAGTGGCTGAATACGACAACGACTTTCTCGACAGTTTTCCAAAAGGCAATCATCTTGTCATGTCTTATCCCGGAGGCACTAGTCGTCGGTTCAATATTGATCCTAACTATGCGGCTATGATTGCCGCTGGCCGTTTGGCAGAAGATGCTATATGTAAGGCTATTAGCAAGGCCAGTGAACTGCGTCCAAAGCAAACACCTATCACTCCTAAACAGAAAAAAGCGTGGGAAGCATTGGCCCAGGAATTTGGTGACGAACTTTGTACACTACACGGACTCAGTGTTCATGATTGTGCAGAAGCAGGTGTCAAGGCCATGATGGACGAAGCCGACAAGTTGATGCAACACCCAGCTGTACAGAAGTCCTACGAAAATTTTCAAATTGTATGCAAACTAGTCAAAGAAACTACCAATGATTAAACGAATCGGATTCGCTTGTAAATGGATCGACCACCCAAGCCAAGTAGATGGCATCAAACCCAACGATGATGCTAAACAGTATAATACTGGTGGCACTACCATCACATGGTTAAATAGACAAACAAAGGATGTTGCAGAACAAAAGCTCTGGGACATCATGGTACAAAATATTGAGGCAACTCGACGACTTGTTGAAAGAGTAGGTAGTTAGATGAAAATCTTAGGATGGTGCGTCTTAGCAGTGATTTGCTTCCTGCTTATACCCAACGTGATTGGAGTTATTTTTGGCGTCGTGCTGATGTTGTTGACTATTGTAATAAAAATTTTAGCATTATTGGCAACAGTGCTAGGAATAATAATGTTAGGCTTAGCTTCCATCCTGGACAGTTTACTGTCCTCGCAAGCGATAACCCCGGCATTGTTGAACGTAGTATAGAGGAATTTGAATATCATGCGGATATGGCACGTTACATGGGCTTCGGCCTATCCTTTCAGGATCTCAAGATCAACGTCCACATCTCCGGTAAACAAGGTCCAGCCGGTATCCGCCGTGCCTACTCAAAATTATCAGCAGAAGCAAGAAACTGTATTACTATCGAAAATGAAGAAAACGCCTGGGGGTTAGATGATTGTATTGAGCTTTGTGATTTGGTGCCTATCGTTCTTGATATTCATCACCATTGGATTAAAACAGGAGAGTACATCTCGCCCATGGACCCCCGTGTTGATCGGGTGGTTCAGTCTTGGCGTGGTGTCCGGCCTACTATGCATTATTCTGTCAGCCGTGAAGATTATCTCGTGGGCCATAATAACATTTGCGCCCCTGACTATCAAGCACTTCTAGAGTCTGGTTATAAAAAGCAAAAGCTCAGAGCACACTCTGACTTCTACTGGAATGATGCCACTAACGAGTGGGCTGTAGGATTTTTAGGCACACATGACATCATGTGCGAAAGCAAAGGCAAAAATCTTGCTAGTTTCAAATTATATGAACACGCAAAAAAAGTCGGTGCCCTTTAAAAAATAATAATTAATAGTATGCTAGAACAATCACTATTAAATTATACCAACAATCCAGAAGATCCAGATGCTAATTTTAAATTAGCGTTAGAATATGAAAGCCAGGGACAACTTGGCATGGCATTTGCATTATTTCTCAGAGCTAGTGAAAGAGAAGATGACGATCTTAAACAATACCAAGCAATACTAAAATGTGTGGTATGTTTAAAAAATGTTAGGGACAATGAAACCAAAAAAGCCCTTTTGCAAAAAGCCATCGCATTGATGCCAAAGAGACCCGAAGCATATTTCCTATTAAGTAAACATTTTGAAAATCAACAACTTTGGATAGACTCATACACCATGGCATCAATGGGTATGAAGTTTTCTAATTCAAAATGTGAACCATTACCTGTGGATGTTACATATCCAGGCGATTATGGATTGTATTTCCAAAAAGGTGTAGCTTCGTGGTGGAATGGCAAGTATGAAGAAGCCAGAGAAATCATGGCTGATCTAAAACACAACTATACCATTGCTCCGATGTATTTGGACGCTGTCAATAACAATTTGAATAATTTAGGTTATCCAAAAAAAATTGAAACCCCATCTATTTTTAATAAAAATAGAATGCCAGGACTATGGGTAGTGGATAATTTTTATGCAGACCCAGATGCTATAAGAAAATTTGCATTAGAACAAGAGTATCATCAAGGCGGCATTGGACGTGGATACATTGGACGCAGAACTTTCAAACAGTTCTTATTCCCAGGACTAAAAGAAGAATTTGAAAAAATAATGAACCGTAAAATTACCAAATGGGAAGAACACGGTATGAACGGACGCTTTCAGTATAGTATGGAAGGCGAGCCACTGGTATATCATTGTGATGATCAATCATTTGCTGGCATGCTATACCTTACTCCGGATGCCCCTCCAGAAACTGGTACGTCAACTTATGCTAGGAAAGGCACAAACATTAGACATAAAACACATCCAGATATCATGCAGTGTTTTAGAGCTGGCTCACAAAACTTAGATAGAACTATATTTGAACCAGTCGATGTATTGGGCAATGTATACAATAGACTAGTGATATTCAATGCAGGATATATTCATTCAGCTAATGAATATTTTGGATACACCAAAGAGAACTGTAGGCTTTGGCAAATGTTCTTTTTCGATTAAGTCACAAAAAAAGCCCCTAGGGGCTTTTTTGTTTTGTTGAATAACAAATTAAGCCTTCTTTGTTTTTGCCTTAGTAACGGCTGGCTTCTTAGTTGTAGCTTTAGTAGTTGTAGCCTTTGCTTTAGGAGCCTTGGCTTTTGCTGGGGCTTTTTTAGCGGCTGGCTTTTCTGCTTTAGGAGCACGTGGCTTACGTGGGGCTTTGGCAGGAGCTTCAACAACTTCAGCAACAGGTAATGTTACTGGAACATCTGCGGCAGCAACTGGTGTAACTTCTACAGGTGTTTCAACTTTATAAGGTGCAGGAGAAGCTACTGATTCTTTCTTGTTGAAGAACACAAAATAACCAACAACTACTAGCACGATAAGACCGATAATTAATTCCATGATATGGATTCCTTTTTAAAATGTATGTTTATTTAATGGCCTATAAATAAACATATGCAAAAACTGAAGTCAAGAGCCAATTTACCTTTGAGCCACATTGGCTGTACTACGCAAAAACAGGGAAAGTTCGTAGTTAGGGGTCCTTGGATGCCCTGTTAACCACTTGACAAGATATTTATAAATGTATAATTTTATTAAAACAATTACTGAAGGGAAGGTCCCTAAAGAATTAAAACAGACAGAATTACCATATCCAAAAGATGGTTTAGGTCGTAGCCTAAGTAAAAAAGCTATAGATTATCACTATGGTAAACTCTATAAGGCCTACGTTGATCGATTTAACGCAGGAGAAGGTGACCCCGACTTCAATGAAGCAGGTGCATTTTTACATAGTATATATTTTCCACAGTTAAGACCACCAAAAGGTAACAACAAACCAGAAGGTGCAATTTCAGACTTTATCAACCAACATTTTAAAGATTGGGATAAATTCAAAGAGAGTTTCAAAAAAACTGCAATGTCTATACAAGGCAGTGGTTGGGTGTATCTTGCAAAAGATGGTAAAATTAAAACCATCACTAATCATGAAATTAAGCAAGATATCTTAGTACTTATTGATTGGTGGGAACACGCCTGGGCATTAGATTACCAAGCAGATAAAGAAAAATACCTAGACAATCAATGGAAAATTATTGATTGGGATAGGATCAACATTAAAATGGAGGGTGTTTGATTTAAGTAGAGGTGACTCAGTCACAGGATGTCAATAACCGAACATGGAGGTAGTATGTCCAACAACAATTTTGAAGCGGTAGTTAGCATTGAAGAATGTAGTGAAGAAGACGATTTTGGTCCAGATGATTTTAGTTTTGTATTAGGACCAGACGGGGAATTAAAAAGTTTTATGGTTCCTGAACATTTAATGGACGATCCTCCCGAAGAAGTTCAAATAATTTTAAGTTTATTCGGTATTAAAAGCATATACGATTTAGAAAATAGAACCCTACACTGATTGGTTTTAATTATAGGTAAATACTTTTAGAAAACTACTCTAAAGTACATTACCATGCCCCAGTCAGTCATTATTGCTAATCATACAATTTCATCTAATGCGGTATCCGTTATCCCGTTAGATGAATCCACAGTATTACCAATTACTGTGATGCTCCGTAGACCTGTGCATCCAGACGGGTTAACCGTAGAACAATATGCTGAAAAGGTTATAAATGGTGAGCTTCCACCATTAGATCGAGCCACTTATCGCGCTCATTTTACAGTATCTGACTCAGATATTGCCGCAGTTCTAGCATTTGCAAGTGCTAATAGACTAGAACTTGATTATCATTATGCAACCGGTGCCACAGTACATTTAACAGGCACTGTTAAACATATTAATTCCGCATTTGGTATTACTTTACAGACCGTAACTGATGGTGGCTCTACATATACTAGTTTTAACGGTTCTGTTAGTTTACCTATAGAATTATCAGACATCGTTGTTGGTGTACTCGGATTAGAAGAATCTGCGATTGTTTCAAGAAATGCGTCAAACCCTGGGAGAATATTAAGCCCAACCAATAGTGAAGTAACTTCATTGGCCACTGCGGCCAAGGCTTATGGGACTCCATGGCCACAGGGCGGTGGACAAACTGTAGCTATTATTGAATTGGGCGGCGGTTACACCAACACTAATTTACAGGACAGCTTTCGTGCAAATGGCATAGATGGAGTTACTATACCATTTCCCAATGTACGAGCAAAAACTGTAACAGGTGCGGCAGGTAATAATCCAACTGGCGGCGATTTATCAACCAATCTTGAAGTAGTTGGAGACATTGTAGCTGTAGGCGCGGCTGCACCCAGCGCCAATATTATTGTATACTTTGCTAAAGATTATCAGCCATCGAGTGTTGTGTCTATATGGCAAAGGATTTTAAACGATGCTATATCCGGAACTGAAAGTATCAATATAATTTCTTATAGTTACGGTGCTAGTGAACAATATTTAGGTTCGACCCTTCCACAATTAGATGGAATCATTTCATCGTTAGTTACATTGGGCATTACTATATGTGCATCCACTGGAGATTATGGTCCATGGCCTTATGATCCATCAGGACCAAATGCGGCTTATTCAACGTATGGATATCCAAATTATCCTGCTAGTAATCCGGGTGTATTGGCTGTGGGTGGTACAATTTTACAGCTTGATCCAATTACTGGAGCGTTTGGCAACGAATATGCTTGGAACCAATTAACTGCGGCCGGTGGTGGCGGTGTTAGTAGAAGGTTCTCAGTTCCAACATATCAAAATAGTGGAATCTTTATTACAACCAATCCTAGTGGGTCAGCCACAGGAGCCTCTGGACGAGCTATCCCAGATATATCTGCTCATGCAGATCCGTCATGCGTCATCAGTGTTTATGATTCAACAAATAATAATCCAAGCGCACTGTATTATTTTGGTGGAACCAGTGTGGCGGCTCCTTTAGTAGCTGGTATGATCGCCGGACTCAACAGTATGGTAGGCGGGTCAATTGGTGCTCCACAAAATTTATTATATAACAAAGCTGATAGATACATTCGAGACGTTACTGTTGGAAACAGTAATATTCGTGTAGGTGGAACATATGGTGGCGGTTACGAAGCGACTACTGGTTGGGATGCGGTAACTGGACTAGGGTCTATTAATTTTAATGCGGTATATTACGATTATGTAACCTCTACGCTGACCAACATTACTGTTGCTACAACTTTGAGTCAGCAATTAACTTTGATCCCTAGTTTTGATCCAACTAATTTATCTTATGGAGTCAACGTTGACAACTCTGTAACATCAGTTATTATAACTCCTACCGCACCAGTACCAACACAGACCATATTGGTAGGCGGGCAAACTGCTATATCTGGTCAGGCAATAACCATTGATGGGTTGACTGTTGGTCCATTTAATGCAATCCCAGTAACCGTAACATCGTTTAACGGACAATTCAGTTCAAACTATGTTATTAATATTAACAGAGCGGCACAATTACCTAATGATGCAACGCTGTCTGATTTATATTTTGCCGCAACAACTGACACTGCAATATCACCAGTACTAGTTCCGTTGTCACCTCGCTTTGTAACTACCATCACATCTTATATTGGCACAGTAACCAACGCATATAAATTTATAGGTCTGGATGCATCGGCTAACGATGCTGGTATACATTCTATAACTGTTAACAACAGTCCAGTAACTCCAAATACATTTACTGGCCCTGCATTTTATCTAAACACAGGCAGTAATTCATTTACCATTGTGGCCACTGCTGGCGACTTAGTTACTAAAAAAACATACAACACAACAATTTTTAGATTGAACCCAGCAGGTACAACTGATGCTGTTACTCCCGTTGTAATACATCCGCCAGTACATTGGATCACTACTCAAACTAACTTAGGATTAGTCGGCGGGGCAACCTTTACCACATCAATACGGGCGTCGGGTACAGATACAACATATTCGTTAATAGCCGGAACACTGCCACCTAATCTAACACTACAAGGATTCTTGTTACCAAATTACACAGGTACCACTTGTCTAATCAATGGATCAGTACAGCATTACCCACAACCATTTACAGGTACATTTGTTGTTAGAGCGTACAGTAGACTTAGAGAAGACCAATCTGGAAATGATTACATTGCAGATAAAACATTTAGCATCGATGTTAGAAGACAGGATCCTCCAATTTGGTTTGACAATGGTGGTCCTTTAGATCCAAGAGCTCCATTCCAATTAAGTGGAACAGGTGACGGTCTCTTTATAGATAGAGACTTCATGAGTTACCAAATGACTGCATTGCCAACAGGCAGTGATCAGTATACCATTACATACGCTTTAGTGTCTGGATTCCATACACTGCCTAACGGATTAGAATTAAGTCCAACAGGCACATTAGAAGGTATAATCAATACAGATATTGGTTTAGATTATATCAACACATTTACTTTTGCTGTAGCGGCCAGTGACGGATACCTTGCAACCACACAAACATTTGTAATGTATGTGATCAATGCAAATTCTTCAGCAACAACATATGCGGAGATTGGGCCTCCTTTCCAAGTATTACAAGCACCTGAGTTTATTGGCAGCACCGACCTCGGTGTGTATAGAGATAATTCTATTCAATTTATTCCAGTCACTGCGTATGATCCGTATCCGTGGATGGGTGTAGTGACCTACAGTTATAACACATTGACCACTACACTACCTTATGGACTAAGTTTAGATCCTACATCTGGAATATTAGCTGGATACATACCGAGAACAGACACTTACTCAGTAATCTACGATTTTGAAATTACTGCTACAAAAACAAGAACACTGCCTAATCCAAACGGTGGCAGTGTTATCACCGCCGTATCAAGTTCCACTATGTTTACTATGCAGGTAATACGCAGTGACGAGAACCAAATCAGTTGGATATCTACTGGTAGTTTAGGTAATCTATTGCCAGGTGTGCCAAGCGAACTTTCAATATTTGCCCAGCAAACACAAAATATATCACCATTAATTTATAGTATAGTTGCCGGATCATTGCCGTCAGGGCTGTCGTTAACTACGGCTGGAAACATTATAGGTATTACCACACAGACTGGCGTGTTTACTCCGACTATTGTAGCTTCAGATTCTGCAATATATTCTCCTCAAACATGGCAACAGGCTGTACAAACAAACATATATCAGGAAGCAATTAGTATTCCACAAACATTTAAATTAACAGTACCTGAACCAATTAAGTTCCGAATTGTTAGTCAAAACCGTCAAGGATTAGATTATTATAGTACATTGACTTCGTCATATAACAACATTTACATCAAGCCATTCTTGCCAATAAGACAACGACAGCTATATAACCAATTCATAAACAATACAACTGAAATTTTTATACCTGAATTGTTGTATAGAGCAGATGACCCTAATTTTGGAATACAGCGAGATCCAAGACTATATGTAGAGTATGGTGTTTTTGAATTGAATTCAGCTACTAATTATTTCGTTCATTATGACTACTTAGACCCAACTTTTGTTGATAATACAAATTATTTCCATGCAAATGGAATAAACCAGTCGGAATTATTTTTTACAGATGTACAAACACAATCTGCATTTGACGGCTCTGGAAAACCAATCTACGATGTGGTATATGTCGGTGTAGTTGACCCAACTAACTTAATAGCAAATACAAGAAAATATTTTACAACCGCAAAGTTTACTGTTCCAGAATGGAGTCCAAAACGAGGTAACCTTGGAAGTACTGGTATTGGTACATACTACGGGCTGGCAACCAATAGAAATTATACTCCACGTTGGACTCGACCATTTACTAGCAAAGGAACATTCTTACCAGCAGTGATTCTCTGTTATGCATTGCCCGGAAATGGACAAAAAATTGTAGATAGATTTAATCGTTCAGTGGCCAACGGCGGCTTTACTTTTAATCAACTTAACTTTATGGTTGATAGATTTGTCATTGATCATACTAGATCAAGTACTTCTTCAGCGTATTTGCTGTTTGGTGCTTAACTATCTGACACAAAAACAATAAATACCATATGAATTTACGTAGGCACTAGATAAATGAGCATAACTCCAAAACTAACCCAATTACCTCAGCTAGGTAGCACAAACCCCGGCACCACTGAATTTATTGTACAAGATAGTGGTGTTGATGCCTTAATTACTTCTCAACAAGCGTTAGAACTGATTGGAAATTCTATTCCAGCAGGGCCTCCTGGTGCGCAAGGGGTAGTGGGATTCCAAGGTGTTCCGGGTAGTCAAGGATCATATGGTCCTCCTGGCCCACAAGGTGTACAGGGTGTACAAGGTGTACAGGGTGTACAAGGTGTGTTGGGCGTACAAGGCGTTCAGGGACAATTAGGTAATCAGGGAACGCAAGGACCGCAGGGAGTTCAAGGTGTTCAAGGCTCAAATGCCAATATGCAAGGTACTACGGGTGCCCAGGGTCTTAACGGAATACAAGGTAGTCAAGGGGTAGGTCTACAAGGTAGTCAGGGTATAATTGGAGTTCAAGGAGCACAAGGTGTACTTGGACTGCAAGGTGTTCAAGGTAACAGTGCCAGTATGCAAGGACCACAAGGCGTCCAAGGACGTCAAGGTGTACAAGGCGTCCAAGGAGCACAAGGTGTCCAGGGCGATACTGGTACACAAGGTCTACAAGGAGCATTAGGAGCTCAGGGAACACAAGGTAATGGCGGTAGTCAAGGTGTACAAGGAACACAAGGTACCTTTGGTTTCCAAGGTAATCAAGGTGTGCTGGGAACACAAGGTTCCAGTGCAAACTTACAAGGACCACAAGGTACACAGGGATCTATAGGCTTCCAAGGAGCTCAAGGTAAAATTGGTACTCAGGGTGCAATTGGTGCTCAGGGTATCCAAGGTGCTCTTGGTACACAAGGTTCTATAGGTGTTCAAGGTAATAGCGCCAGTATGCAAGGTCCACAGGGTGTACAAGGACAGTTTGGTTTACAAGGTAGCCAAGGTGTTGATGGACAAATAGGTTTCCAAGGTAATCAAGGTACACAGGCGGCACAAGGTGCTCAGGGTACTATTGGTCAGCAAGGCACTACAGGGGCGCAGGGTACATTAGGAAATCAAGGTACCACTGGTAGTCAAGGTATAACTGGTACACAGGGTGTCACTGGTCTTGGCATACAAGGGCAAGCAGGTAGTGTACAAGGTGTACAAGGTGCAATTGGTATTCAAGGAAGTCAGGGTACACAAGGTATTCAAGGAAGTCAAGGTGCGCAAGGCATGCAGGGTGTGCAAGGAGACCGTGGTTTCCAAGGAACACAAGGTGCTCAGGGTACACAAGCCGCACAGGGAACAAACGGAACACAAGGACCAATTGGTTATGGTAACCAAGGTACTACAGGATTTGGATTACAGGGTAACATTGGTAGCCAAGGTCTTAACGGAACACAAGGTCCACAAAACTTCCAAGGTACAACTGGTTTACAAGGTACTGCTGGTCAAGTACAAGGTGCTACAGGTACACAAGGAAGTCAAGGAGCAACTGGAATTGGTAACCAAGGTCCAATCGGTCCTGGCGGACTAGGTTCTGGATCTGCTAACCATTTAGCTTACTATACTGGTAGTACTGTTGTTACTTCAGATACTGGATCTACTACAGACGGTGCTGGCGGATTAAGTGTGGCCAGTTTATATGCGTCCGGTAACGTAACTGCGTATTCTGATGCTCGAGTAAAAACTAATGTTGCAACTATTGAAAATGCGTTGGATAAAACATTGGCATTACGAGGTGTTACATTCAACAGAATAGCCAATGGCACTGTGGGAATTGCTGACAATAGAACATTTATTGGTGTGATTGCTCAAGAAGTTGAAAAGGTAATTCCAGAAGTTGTGTTCAAAGCAAAAAATGGTGCTGATTTATTAAGTGTTGACTACGGAAATATCGTAGGTCTCTTGATTGAAGCTATCAAAGAATTGAAATCCGAAATCGATCAACTCAAGAAGTAACTCTGCTGTAAAAATTAACCTTAAATAGTTTGTCTAAATTGTTTAAGGTCATATGAGTATAATTCAAAAAATAAAAAAATTCGGCCTAGTTAAAGCCGCAATGGATGCGGGCGGTGGTATCCATCCTCTATTAATTCCCGCAGAACACACCAACGGCACAGGGCTAATGAATCCGTCAATTTTTATTGATGGTGACCGCATACTGTGCAATGTGCGTCACGTAAACTATACCTTATATCATTCTGAAGTTAAAAAATTCCAGCATCGTTATGGCCCACTACAATATATTCACCCAGAGAATGACATCAAACTGCGCACATGGAATTATTTGTGCGAGCTTAATCCTGATCTAAGCATCAAAACCATAAACAAAGTAGATACTTCTAAACTAGATGTTGAACCAATTTGGGAATTTGTTGGATTAGAGGACGCTAGATTATTCCGTTGGGACAATAAATTATACCATAGCGGTGTACGTAGAGACACTACTACTAATGGGCAAGGCCGTATGGAATTGTCTGAGTTAGAAGAAACTCCCAACGCTGTTAAAGAAATCACACGTACACGCTTACCAGCACCAGGCAAGAATGATTCATACTGTGAGAAGAACTGGATGCCAGTTATTGATCAACCCTACACATACGTCAAGTGGTGTAACCCTACAGAAGTTGTAAAATTTGATCCTGCAACAGGCGTTACCACTACTACACACTTAGATGAATCAACTTATCGCCAAGGTGTTCCAGATTTTAGAGGCAGTAGTCAAGTAATTCCATTTGGTGACTATTATATAGCACTGACACATGAAGTAGACTTGACTAAATCTCCCGCAGGTGAAAAAGACGGTACATACCTACATCGGTTCCTAGTGTGGGATAAAAATTGGAATTTGTTAAAATTTACAGATACATTTACTTTTATGAAAGCTGACATTGAATTTTGTTGTGGGGCGGCTTTTTATAATAATGAACTGTTACTAAGTTTTGGTTTCCAAGACAATGCGGCCTTTATTGTCAATGTTCCATTGACACTTTTCCAAGAAATAATCAATGAATAATCTACAACATTTAGAATATTACATTAACAATACCGAAGATGCTGTAGCCAACTTTAACCTTGGCTTAGAATACGAGCTCATGGGTCAAACCGCCAGCGCGGCATCTTTTTATCTAAGATCGTCTGAAAGATCAGACAGCGAAATAGCACAGTACGAGGCATTGTTAAGATTAGCGTTGTGCTTTGAACGCCAAGGATTAAGAGACAATACTGAAGAAGCCATACTACAAAAAGCCATATTGCTAATGTCAGATCGTCCTGAAGCATATTTCTTGATCAGCAGATTATATGAAGTTAGAAAAGATTGGCAAAGCTGTTATACATATTCAAGCCTAGCATTGAGATTTTGTAATCTTAAATTATTACCATTAAACACCAACGTAGAGTATCCAGGCGAGTATGCATTGTACTTCCAAAAGGGTGTAGCCGCTTGGTGGGTCGGCGAACACGAACAAGCACAGGAAATTATGGCTGATTTAAAGTATAGCTATAACATGGCTCCTGCATTTGCCAACGCTGTTGATAATAATTTAAATAATATCGGGTATCCCATGTTTCCAACGTCTCCCTACAGAAGAGACATGATTGATGATATTAGATATAAATTTAACAACATCAAGGATATTGGAAAAAACTATTCTCAGTCTTACCAAGACATATTTGTATTGACCATGTTAGATGGTAAAAAGAACGGTAGCTATGTAGAAATTGGCAGTGCTGAACCTTTCAAAGGAAACAATACAGCAATATTAGAAACTGTGTTTGGGTGGAAAGGCATTAGCTTAGACATCAATCCCAAGTGTGTAGATGAATTTAAACAAGCCCGTAAAAATCCAGTGCTGTGTACTGATGCTACGCAAGTTGACTACGTTGAATTATTCAAGGACTATGTACCACAAAGAGATATAGATTTCTTACAGGTGGACTGTGATCCGCCCAGTCAAACATTTGCAATATTACAAAAAATGCCGTTCAATGAATGGAGATTTGCCACTATTCTATTTGAACACGATTACTATGCAGATGCGTCAATAAGAGATCAATCAAGACAATTCCTTAAATCTAAGGGCTATGTATTGGTCGCCAGCGATATTGCCTATGATAAAGTACACAGTTATGAGGATTGGTGGGCTCATCCTGATTTAATCAAACCAGAAATATTATCTAGAATGTTAGATAACGACACCGGTGTTAAGTATGCCAAGAGTTATATGTTCCCTAGCTATAAATAAGTATAATCGGAGATAACTATGACAGCAGCCTTACAATATATCCAAAACATTGATCCACTTTACCCACATCCGGGTCAAGATAACAATAGTCAGGGATTTAGAAACAACTTCAATAACATTCAAGCCGCATTGAGCAACTTGGATAGTTATATGAATAGTTTAGCGGCTACCACACTGAACGTTAATGCTCCAAAT